GCTGGGGTTGATTATCTTGCCTTTGATTTTTCTGTCAATGCTGGTTCTTTCCGTAGCATTAAAACTATTCAACGTGCATTAAACATAACGGCTGATGGTGTCATTGGCCCCGTAACTATAAAAGCTATACAGGACGCAAATGCAGAAGATTTTATTACCAATTTTACAAACGCTAAAGAAGTGTTTTATCGCAGCCTATCTAACTTTCCGACTTTTGGCCGAGGTTGGCTTAATCGCGTTGCAGAAAGCAAGAGAATTGCCGAAGAAATGATTGTTTAAACAGGTGCATGGAATATGACGACCGCGCAAGTTATGACTTACGATTCTTTAGTCGAAGATATTCAGCAGTATCTAGAGCGGACTGACGACGCAACAATCAATCAGATTCCGCGTTTTATCATGCTTGCAGAACAAGTTATTGCCAGTCAGATTAAGTTTCTGGGTAACTTGACTGTGAACACTAGCAATATGGTTATTGCAACAGCAACCATAGACAAGCCCGCAAGATGGCACAAAACTATTTCTATGAACGTAACGGTAAACGGAAAGCGCCAGCCAGTTTTTGTGAGGAAGTATGAATACCTTCGTGAGTATGCCCCAGACCCATCAGTTCAAGGCACACCGAAGTTTTATGCGGATTATGACTACACCCATTGGCTAGTGGCTCCTACTCCTGACACTGCCTACGATTACGAGGTTCTGTACTACGAACGTGTTCAGCCTCTTGATTCTACCAATCAGACTAATTGGTTTACGATCTACGCTCCGCAGGCTATGCTTTACGGTTCTTTGCTGCAAGCAATGCCGTTTTTGAAAAACGACGAGCGAATTGCAATGTGGCAGCAGCAGTATGATTTAATCATCAATACGCTTAAAGCTGAAGATGTGCAGCGTATTGGCGACCGACAAGCTGTTGTGCTTGACACTTAAAGGACTGACATGAGTTTCAACTCCCCATTTACTGGCAATGTCATACAGCCGACTGACGTATCGTACAGTTCTATTTCTATTGCAAACACTACTCTTCAATTGGAGTGGCCTATCAACGGAACGGTATCGGGCGACGTTGCAGCAAGAATCATGGAAGTTACGACGACAGGGGTGTCTGAACTGTGGATGCCACCCGCGAATCAATCTTCGGTAGGCAACGACGCGCTAATCCGTAACGTAGGCGGTGAAGATTTTGATGTAATGGATTATGACGGCACAAATGTTATTGTGACTGTAGTTGCCGGAGAAGTTCAGTACATCTACATTACTGATAACCCTGACGAGCAAGGAACATGGGGGATCATTGCGTTTGGCACTGGGACATCATCGCCGGACGCGACAACGCTTGCCGGTTACGGTCTGCTGGCGATTTCCAACACGCTTAATCAAAGTCACCCAACTTCTGGGATTGGTGATACTCAATCTTTTGTAGCGGCGGACAGAGCAAAGACCAAAGTATGGTCGAGCGGTTCTGGCGGCGTAATATTATCACCAGCCACCTCTATAGGCGACAACTGGTTTGTGTTGTTCAAAAATAACGGTTCTGGGACTTGCACAATAACGTGTTCTGGCGCTGACTTAATAGACGGGTCTGCAAGTAAGGAATATAACCCTGACGAGGCATCATTTATTGTTTGTAGCGGTACTGAATATGTTTCTGTAGGTTACGGGACTAGTAATATCTTTGCTTTTACTACAGCCGTTATTCCGGTGACTACCGGCGCTGTGACGATCTCATCATCTCAGGCGCAGTCAGTTTTGCAAGAGTTTCAAGGTGCCTTGACGGGGAATGTAATTGCAACATACCCACCAGTTACCAATCTTTATGTCATTAGCAACCAGACAACTAATGCCTATACGGTTTCCGTAAAAACACCGACAGGTTCTACGGTTGTAATTCCACAAGGTCAACAAGCTACTGTTGTTTGTGACGGATTGAATTTTTACAATGCAAATACAATTCAAGCTGCGGGGTCTACGCTTGCATTGACAGATGGAACCGTATCCGCCCCTTCTTTAAACTTTATCAGCGAGACATCTACTGGCGTTTATAGAGTAGCTGCTGGACAATTTAACACGGCAATTTTAGGTGTGTTGAGGTCTACTTTATCTGCTACTGGATTGTCCATAGTTGGAACCGGAACATTCTCAGGCGGAGTTCTTGGCGGGACATTCTAATGACCGCAAAAGTATTCTCTCTGGACACAAAGCCGGGAATACAGCGGGACGGCACTGTATTTGATGCAGTCACCTATGCCGACGGACGGTGGGTTAGGTTCCAGCGTGGGCGTCCTCGCAAGATGTTGGGGTATAGAGAGATCATCGACAATCTTGCAGGCCCGTCTAGGGGCATCTACCTCAATCCTCAAGCGTCTTACAACGACGTATACAGCGGCTACTCGGACGGGTTACAGGTTTTACCAATAGATAACAACGGGGTTGGGGCAGGTCTCGCGGATGTAGTGTTATCAAATTTTACTGTAAGTCCTTACAACATATGGCAATTTGACGCTACTTTTGACTCATCAGGAGGCGGGGATGAATTGTTGTTGGCACACCCCGGACTGAATCTTCAAGACATTAACAACCAGACAAATACGCCTGTTTTGGCAAGCGTTATTGGTAGTCTTGTAGCAGCGCAATTGGAAGATACTTCTGGTACGGCCCCTAGCGGCGACCCGATAGAGGTGTCTGGTGGCGTAGTTGTATTGCACCCATACGTCTTTGTATACGGGAATAATGGCCTTATCAAGAATTGCAGTGCAGGCAACCCATACGACTGGAACGCTCCAGACGCTAACGAGACGAATGTAGCTTCTACCAAGATAGTGCAGGGTCTTCCTGTCCGTGGCGGGTCTAACGCTCCGGCTGGATTATTCTGGTCTTTGGACTCTCTGATTCGTGTAAGTTATGCCCCAACGCAAATATTTACTGGGTCTGTTACGGAACAACTGTATTGGAGATATGACATCATTTCTAGCCAGTCTTCCATTATGTCCAGCCAGTCGGTTATTGAGTATGACGGTATTTACTACTGGTGCGGCGTTGATAGATTCTTGCTCTACAACGGCACTGTTCAAGAAATACCGAATAACTTCAATCAGAATTACTTTTTTGATAATTTAAACTACGCGCAACGACAAAAGGTGTATGCAAGCAAAGTTCCGCGATACGGTGAAATCTGGTGGTTCTACCCTAGCGGGGACTCTGAGGAATGCAACGACGCAATCATCTTCAACATGCGAGAAAAGGTATGGTACGACGCCGGAGAAGCTATGGGAGCGCGGAGAACAGAAGGTTATTTTTCTCAAGTATTTCATTACCCAATTAATTCGGGAACGGAAATTAATGCTGAAGGCGGAGTGAACACTTTTACTATAACTGTTGCTGGTGCGGGTTACGTAAACGCCGTATATGCGGCAGTCCCGCTTACTGGTGGAACTGGCACCTTAGCTTCAGCAAACATCACTGTTGCCGGTGGTATTGTTACGGTAGTAGAAATTTATAACAGAGGCACTGATTACGTTACAGGAGACCTACTGTCCGCGTCTAATACTAATTTAGGCGGCGCTGGTTCAGGGTTTCAGATAGAAGTTTTGTCCACTATGGATTTTGTCAGCTTATGGCAGCATGAGATTGGAACAGACCAGATACGCGGTGCTGTGGCTACTGCAATAGAAAGCTATTTTGAGACTAATGACTTGGGTCTTGTTTCTGGAGGCCCATCGGATGCTTCAGCGGTAGGAATAAATCGATGGTTGCGGCTAGAAAGAGTGGAGCCTGACTTCATCCAGACCGGCGAAATGTCTTTGTACGTCACAGGTCGCCCTTTTGCTCAAGGAGAGGACAAGCAATCGGATGCCTATGTTTTTTCTCCCACTACGGGGAAGATTGACATGAAAGAGCAGCGTCGAGAGCTTCGGATAAAAATTGTTTCTAATGTTTTGGGTGGTGATTACCAGTTAGGTAAAATTCTGCTCAATGCAGATGTTGGCGATGTTAGAGGATATGGATAATGCAACCTCTTGTATATGATCCAAGATATCACACGTTTGAGTCTTGGTCTTCTCTTATGGTAGAGGCGTATGCTGCTCAACAGCTTCAATCTGGCGTCTCTGAAGATAAGTGGCAGGAGTGGGCTATAGGACTGACGGGGATTGATATATTTCAGAATGAAGCCATGCCATCTCCTTATGGGTTTGATAGCTGGCAGAACTGGGCTGAAGCTGTTGTTAATGCAGTAAATCCAAGAGATTAAAATGGCTTATAAATCTCCATACGACTTTGCACGCAGAAT